AGCAATTGCAAACTGACCACTTGCATTTGCTGCAGTTGTTGTTAAGAAAGCGGCAGATTGCATAGCATCTGTTCCAGTACCTTGTACTAAACCTCCAGCTGAAAGTCCGTTTACTGTTACTCCAGTTAAGTCTACAATAGTACCTGGTGTAAATTTAGTTTCTACTTGTGACAATGAAATTGGTAGTGAACCACCAGTTCCATCAGATAATGCCTTCAACGTTGTAGGTTGAACTGTTCCATTATCATCAAATTTTAATAAACCAATATATGTTTGATTGATTTGTGTGTTTGTTAATGTTGCCATATTATATTATTTAGTTAATTTTTATGTTAAATTGTAAATGTTTGTTGTACGTTACCTGATAACCAATCTACGTCTTCACCATCATATTGTGGTAATATTGTTGTAGCTCCTTCTAGAACTGTGTATCTATTAAATCTACCATAGTTTACATTTGTATTTGGAGTATCAGTATTAACTGCTACTATTCTATAGTTAAATCCACCTTCTAAAATTAGATCTCTAAATATTGGGTCAGTAGATACAGCACCTGATTCATCTCCTGATCTAAATGTCATTACATTTTGAGTTTGACAGCCAGCAGTAATACTAGGAGAAATGAATGGTTGAACTTTATAGAATGTAGATCCGTTATTCCATGTTGGATTACCTTCCCATTCTATAGGTGTCCATGTTCCAGGTGAAGTTTCTTGCTCTACTTGCATACCAGCATAATACCAATATAAACTCCATTCAGTTCTTAATTCAAACGTAATTGTCTTTGTAACTACTGTAGTTATTGATGTAATAGTTGCACTCACTTGAGTTCCTTCTACTCCTGTTTGAGGATCTCTTGGAGTTGCTAATAAGGTATAATCAATTCCTGGAGAAACTGCTTGTGGTAAACCTCCTGTAACTGTTATAGAGAAGTTACCAGTACCGTCTGAGGTCTCATTGTATGTAACTCCATCTAAAGTTGCAGTTATATTAACATTTGGAGTTGCTGTTCCTAGAATTACTGGCTGTGCCTGATCAGTAAACGATTGATTAGCAATAGATACTGTAGGTGCTGCTGCTGTTTTCCATTCTGTTGTTTCCAATTGCCATTCAGTAGTTGTTAAGTCCCAGATTAAATCAGTAGGAACTGCTCCACAACCTATTAAGATTGCATTTGCCCAAGTTCCATTGATTGGTTCTGTTTCTCCATAGTGGTATGATAGTGCGATTAACCATGAACCAAATTGAGGTTCTGTTATTCCTAAGTTATCACAATGGCGCTGAAGCCATGTTCCATTTAAGGGTTCCGTACTTCCTTGCCATAAGGCAATTGCAGACATCCATGTTCCTCCATTTGGTTCTGTGATAGCTCCACTACTAATGCACTCTGCATATAATCTTAAAGTAGGTGATTCATTCATATTATTAAATATAGATTTTTGTATTGTTGTTATTTTCTAAGCTTCTGGACAATATCCACAGCACCCTGAGTTCCTATATAGACTGTTGCCAATATTACCCAATCTCCAGATAATAATTGACCAGAGAATAAGCCAGCACTAGCAATAAAAAACACCATTAGTTTTCTACTTAAGTACTTATTTAGTATTTGGTCTAGTTTTGCTCTCATGTGAAAGGTATATTTTTAGCTTTTGTACGTTTTGTTTCAATGGATTAGCTGCACGAGCAGTTACCTTCGCAGTTACATATTGAGTTTGTGTATGGGTATTGGTCATATCTTCTAAAATTAGTTACTAATCCGCTATTGTATGGAGATCTTTTATCAGGATTCATTCCATCTTTAGGGGTTGGGTTATCATATAATGGGTAGGTTCCAGGATCTGCATCGCATAAGAATTCTCTAAGTCTTGCATCATAGAACTGTGCTAGATCTAGAGTACTAGCTCTTAAATACTTTAATTCATCCAGTGTAGTTGCACTAGTCTCTTCACTTGTACCATTAAGAATTCCTTTTTCTACAATTTTATATTTAATGTTTGGAAGGATTAAGTAGAGAGCGTACTGCATTAAAGCAGGTGCAATATACTCATTTAATAAAAGTATCTCATCTGCATTCAATGTAGTATTTAAGACTCCATCTTTTATATGATTAAATAAACTGGTTCCAAGTGTTTGTTGTATATACACATTTTGTGCATCAAGTATACTTGGAGTTATTTCTTCATCTCTAGTATTATTATCTAAAGAGGTCCATTGTTTTAGTCTCTGTTCGGAGACCATTAATACGGTTTGACTCATGTTATTGTTGTTGTATTTCTGATTCGTTTACAGTAGTCTCTTCTACTACAATTCTTTTTGGTTCAACAGTAAGAGCTACATTATATCCTGCTAGTTTTAAGATATATCCAAAAGAGGTTAATATCTTCTTTCTCATTGGAGAACAAACTGTAGATTCAAAATGCGCATATGCAGTTCTTATTTCTTCAGCATTACTACTGAAACCAGAACCAGGAGTATGAACTCCCAAAAGAAGCGGGGAAGTAATTCTATGAGAAGTTAGAATTCTAGAAGTAACTCTAGCTTCTAATGTAATATAGTAGTCATCATTTTCTGCTGCAACTGGAGTTACTGTTAATCCTCTATCTGCACCATCTGCAAAGTTTAAGAAGAAACGACCAGCATTTTGTTCTCCACTAAAAGTAGAATTAATATCATTGTATATAGAGCGTTGCTCCTCACTTGTGGGAATTCCATTGTTAAATTGTAAAAATAGAGAAGGTGCTAGTCCATTTTCTACGTTTGCGTTATGGAATCTACTGATTCTACCATCTAATTCTATATCTGATAAACCTCCAATGTATGATGGAAGAGCATATACTGTATTACCTGGAGTATATTCTTTATGATAGAATATTTGATTTGAATTATCTCCTTTATTTTGAGTAATATCAAATGCTTTATAAGCAGTATGTGGATACTTTCTTAAGTTACTCCAATCTCCAGAATAGAAATACTCTTCGACTTCTTCTTCTTCATTTGGTATACCAGCTCTAATTTTATCAACAGGTAAATGATATATTTCTACAATTCTATCTCCACCTTTATTCCAAATAATATTTAAAGCATATGAATTAAATAGAGTATAATCTAATGTAATCTTCTCAAAGATATCATTAATAGTTTCTCCTTTTTGGTTGATATACTCATCACCAATTAGTTCTATTCCTTCTCCAATAATACCATCTTTAATAGCTAAGATACATGCATGATGCATTGCACTATTATCAAAAAGACCGATTAGAGCTTCTGGAAATAAGTTCTTTTTTCCGTAGTAGTAGTATTCTTTTCCACGTACTTCTTTAATTTCAGGTACTTGTATTGTAGCAAATTGACCTGTTTGTATTGAATATTTGTTTTCTTCCATAATTAGTAGTTTGATCTAAACACAACTTGTGCTTCTCTATTTTCGTTATTAGAAACATGAGGTACTGTACCCATATCTCCTCCTGGTTTTGTTATTAGTTTAAAAGAACCTGAGTCTAAAGTTTCTCCATCAAGATATACATTATAAGTATACATTCCATTGTAGTGATTATCCCAAAAATCAGTTGGTATAGCTACTGTAAATAAAGAATATCTATCATTGCTTTCAACAAAAGTTGCAGGTAAACTAAATAATACAGTATTTGAGTAGGGTGAAAAGACTTCGAATTGAGTACTCTCAATAATATTTGGTATATTAATCGCAACATTAAATGTAGCTTGGTCTTCTATAATTTTTATAGTCATGTTAAATATAATATTGTTATATATATTAAATATAGATTTGTCAATAGTTGTAATAGTATGAAGAAATTAATAGAATATGGTGATTATTCTTGTGCCGAGTGGAACGGGATAACGCATTTAGAAGACCCGATGTTTCAGAAGTGGTTAGAAAAGATTCGTCCAATACTAAATGGATACGAATTATGGGTATATGGTGGAATCCTGGAAGACTGGCTGACATTTGATATTGATGCTACACTAATAGGACCTAAAGATCCACAAAGAATTAATCAAATGCTTAAGGATATTGTCCGCATCTCATTCGATTATGGCTATTTTCCAGATATTAAATATAGTATTGATGGAAAGATCTTTAACTGGAGTCACTGGGAAAGGACAGGAGAGTATACTGAAATAAAGTATGCATATTATAAACCTAGTATGACAGTAAATGGTAAATTTATAGAATGGGGTACTTTAGAAGACGACTTATATATAGGTACTCGCATTTGGCCTATGAAAAAGCAAATTCATAAAGATCATATCTATAAAGATCCAATCCAAATCACATAAAAAAAGGGACTATTAAGTCCCTTTTCTTGTCTTTCTAGAGTAATTATGCTACAACGATAGAAGAATCAACCGTAAACATTGGTTGTTTTTCCATTCCATTGATAGTTAATTCAAGTCCATTTCTATCAGCAAATCCTGCACCAGTAGTTCCAGTAGCAGCAGTAAGATATGCTCCTCTTAAGGTTCCAATTGACCAGTAGATTCCATTATTATCTTTAGCGATAACTACTAATGTAGTAGCTTCTGCTAAAAGAAGTAATTGGTTTCTTTTTTCTGCAGTCATTTTGTTCGCTATAATAGTAGCGACTTGTTCGTATGTCACTGTCCCATTTTCTAATGAAGCAGTTGTCGTTTCTGTAATTGATGATACAGCTCTAGGCGTTTGGAATTCAAAGAAATCCGAAGGCGTTAAAGCAGCAACTCCAACAGTAATAGCTGTAATATTTCCAGCAGTCTCTGTAATAGACGCGACAGGTCCATTCGCGATATAGAAACTTTCTATACCTCCTTGCGAATCTCTACAATCGTTAGTCCATCCAGCTGTGATGTTTGCGCAACTCATATGTTATATTGTTTTTTTTAAATTAGTTAAAGAGGAGTCACCAGAAGCAACTCCTCATTTAAGTTTTGATTATAGTCCGTTAGTAGCTAATTGATCAATAGAGTAACATGCAAGTCCTCTTCTGTAATAAGCAGTAATCTTAACTACATCAGCTCCTTCATCATAAAACATTCTGAAGTTTTCTTCTCCTTCTAAACCTGTTGCAAAGATTGCGTAAGCTTTAGGGAATACAACGATTGAAGTACCTGTAATACCCGAAGACTTAATTAATTTTGCATTTGTGCCCGGCAGGTAGACGTCATTTTGTCCGTCTGCGAAGTTGTAGTGAATTAAA